CTATCGGATTCTGTCGGCAGCAAACGGCACGGAGGATGCTGCGTCCTGGACCGTCTGGAGCACCGGTAGCTGGACCGTCTACACTATTCCGTTGAGGCCCCGCCGCTTCTAAGGAGAGGCACGCATGTCGCTTCTCCTCTTATTTCACGGTGGGGAGGCTGGGGAAGCTCAGCCTAATCCGGACTACGTTTACGAAAACAACACGCTGAAGCAGGGTGCTGCCTGGAAGGCAGCCTCACTTGCGCTTGCCGCAGCGGCTGGTTTGACGTGGGTGCCGCTGCCTCCGCCGGTAGTGGCGGAGGAAGGACCGCCGTTCAACACCTTTACGGTGACCGCGGCGTTCCCGCTGGGGAGAACGCTTAACTATCAGGATGTCTTCGGCGTCGTAGCGGTCGTCGAGGCTCCAGACAATACGGTTACACCGGACAAGTGGTTAATCCGGTGGCAAGGGCCGCCGCGTTATCAAGCCAAGCAGGGGCACCATCTTTTTGTCCCGGCTGAAGCTGTCGTTCAGAACACGACGAATGTTGTCTGGCCTCTCACGCAAGGAGAGAAAGCCAGACCTATTCCCCGCCCGGCGCGGCAGGGTAGTCATCTCTTCGTCCCGGCAGAGGCGACGATCGAGAACACTACCAATCGGGTTTGGCCTCTTACGCAGGGTGAGAAGGCGAGGCCGATCCCGGCAGCGGCTCCGCAGGGTCACCATCTGTTTGTCCCGAAGGAAGCTACTCGGGAGAACACGACAAACACAGTCTGGCCGCTTACTCAGGGCGAGCGCGCGAGACCTGTTTCACGCCCGGCCCAACAAGGAACGCATCTCTTCGTCCCGCGGGAAGCGGTCGTCGATAACACTGTCGATCACGGTTGGTGGCAGCCGCTTACGGCAGCGGCTCCGGTGCCGCCGGTTTGGCGCACGCAGCCGTTCTACGGCTATCCGTACTTAGGCGCAGAGAACACCGTTACCATCGACAAGTGGCAGCAGCCGCTCAGTCGTGCAGTGCCGGTGCCGAGACCTGCGCCCCGAGGTCTGTGGGTCTTCGGATATCCATACGAGGGCGTCGACAACACTCGCACTGAGTGGGATTGGTGCATCGCGTGGGAAGGCCCGCCGCGTTATTGGTGGCAAGGCCGTCCTTATCAGCCGTTCGTCCCTGCCGAGGCGACGGTCCAGAACACCACGAACACCGTCTGGCCTCTCACGCAAGGCCAGAAGGCAAAGCCGGTTCCGCGGGCCGCGCCACAGGGGCATCACCTCTTCGTTCCGAAAGAGGCGACGGTCGAGAATACGACCAACACCGTCTGGCCGCTTACACAGGGTCAGAAGGCGAGGCCAGTTGCTCGTCCTGCTCCGCAGGGTCTCTGGGCGTCTGGCTATCCTTACGCGGCGATCGAGAATACGACCACCACTGTCTGGCCTCTCGTTTTCGGCGAGAAGGCTCGACCGGTGCCGAGAGTTGCGCCGCAGGGTCTGTGGGTATTCGGCTATCCGTATCTCTCGGTGCCGAACACGGTCACGATCGACAAGTGGCAGCAGCCGCTGTCGATTGCCGTACCGATACCGAGGCCTGCCCAGACTGCCGGTCGACCGTTCGTCCCGAAAGAAGAGACGGTCGCGAACACGACAGTTCGCGTCTGGCCGCTTACGCAAGGTCTGAAGGCGAGGCCGGTACTGCGACCAGCACCGCAAGGCGGCTGGTTCTTCGGCTATCCGTATGAAGGCGTCGATTTCTGCACGTTCCAGAACGACGCTTTCCAGAATGATGCGTTCCAGCTTTGCGCTCCGTCGCAGAGGTGGCATCGACCATTCAGCATTGCGGTTTCGATACCGAGATCGGCCCCGCAAGGTGGTGTTGTTTATCCGGTCGGTGAAGTACCGGTCATCGACAACACCGTTACCCCGGACAAGTGGTTATCGCGCTGGGAGGGTCCGCCGCGTATCTGGCCTGCCAAGACGCAGGTCATCTACCCGGTTAGCCCGATCACGTTTGTCGATAATACGGTTACGCCAGACAAGTGGCTGATCAGGTGGCAGGGACCGCCGCGTTATCAGCCGCCATTGATATTGGCGCAGCCGTTCATCCCGGCGGAGGCGACGGTTGAGAACACCGTCACGCCGGATAAGTGGTTACAAGCGTGGCGCGGCCCGCCCAAGTATCTGCCATGCATTGTCCACCATGAGTGGACGTGGGAAGGGCTGGGTGCGATCTTTGAGCAGGCGATCGCGATGCAGATCGAGCTTACCGTCGATCTGCATGTATGCGGCTGGGGCACCGCGCCAGAGACGGCGGAAGGATTTGTCGAGCAGGCAGAGCAAAGTGATCCGTGGGTAGAGCAGACAGAGCAGGACGATGAGTACGATGAGCAGGATGAGTGCGGTAGGTGAGCGATGGCATTGAACAGCTATGCGAACCTCAAGACGGCGATCGTCAACTTCTTGGATCGCAGTGATCTTGCCGACTACGTCGATGACTTCATCGATCTGGCGGAAGCACGGCATAAGCGCGAGATATTGATACGGGACATGCTGGCGCGATCGCAGGCAACGGTAGGCGCACGCTTCCTGTCATTGCCGACACGTTTCGTGAAGATGAAGACGATGCGGCTTTTGACATCTCCCGTCACTGTGCTGACCGAACTGAACTTGCATGAGATGAACCGCGAGCGGGATGAGGCGACTGGCAAGCCGACGTTTTTCACAGTGCATGAAGAGATTGAGTTCGACATCGCGCCGGATGACGACTACACGGCGGAGATCATCTACTACGCCAGTTTCCTGCCGTTGGATGATGACAATACGTCCAACGGTTTATTGGTGCGGGCACCCGACGCTTACCTCTATGGGGCGCTTGTGGCGTCCGCACCATTCCTTGCTTCAGACGAACGTCTTCAGACGTGGGAAGTGCTGTACGGTGCGGCCCGCGACGGGTTGTTGCTGTCTGACCGGCAGGGGCGTGTAGGGACGCCATTGGTCTCACGACTGTCTGGGGATGTGCCCTAATGCCGTCGTTCCCTTTTGGCGAGCTAGCCCCGGATCGTGCCGATCTTGATCCTGGCATGATCGATGTCCGCAATGCCCTGCCGGGGCCCAGCGGCTATTTGCCGTTCCGCACCTTGGTGGCTGCCACGGATGCGTTGGCTACCTATCCACGCGGAGCCATCCAGGCGCGCGATCAGAACGATGACGTGTTCCAGTATGCCGGAGACGAGACAAAGCTCTATCAGAATGTTGATGGCGTGTGGACCGACAAGTCGATCGTTGGCGGTTACAGCACCGGCAGCGGGGAGATCTGGGAGTTTGCTGCCTGGAAGAACAAAATCCTGGCGACCAACTTCAATGACAATCCGCAATCGATCACGATGGGTGGCGTGGCATTTGCCAACCTGACGACTGCGTTGCGGGCACGGCATATCGCAGCCGTGCGTGACTTCGTGGTGATGGGGAATACGTTCGACGCCACTGACGGGGATGTGCCGTCGCGTGTGCGGTGGTGTGCGTTCAACGACGAGACGGATTGGACAGTCAGTCCGGTGACACTAGCCGACTATCAAGATCTCAAGATCAGCAAGGTTGAGCGGATTTTCGGCGGCGAGTATGCGGTGATCTTTCAGCCCGACAGAGTATGGCGGATGACATTCGTGGGTGCGCCCACGGTATGGCAGTTCGATGAGGTGTTGCCGGGTATCGGCGTCATATCGCCGGGGGCGGCGGCGCAGGATGGTGAGGTTATCTACTTCCTGTCGCCCAAGGGGTTCTTTGCGCTAGATCGCGGCACGCAGGCGACACCGATCGGCATTGGACGGGTAGACGAGTTCATTCGGACTGATCTCGATTTTGCTTACGCTCATCGCATGAGCACGGTGGCTGATCCGAACAGCAAGCGGGTTTATTTCGCCTATCCAGGCACCGGCAATGTGGCGGGGCGTCCTAATCGGATAGCGATTTATGATCGTGCCCAGGATCGGTGGTCTATTGTTGACGACGAGGTGGAACTGCTTTGGGCGGGTGGTGGTACGGGTATCTCGCTGGATGCTCCGGCGTCCACAGGCGATCCCGATCTGCTCGATGATCCGCCGACAGAGACGACGTTCGATGATCCACGGTGGGTTGGCGGGGCACCGTTCGTCGCTGCGTTCAACGATGACTTCGCCAGCGGTTCATTCTCAGGGACGGTGCGGGAAGCCACGCTGACGACCAAGGAATATACCTTTGGTGATGGAGCCCGTACTCAGCTTAATGGCTTCCGCGCTCTCATCCAGGGTGGGACGGTTACGGCGCAGGTCGGCACAAGAAACAATCTTGCCGACGATCCCGTCTTCGGTGATGTGTTGGTGCCGCGGGCCGAAGGCCGGTTCACCAGCCGGGAGAACGCGCGTTACCATCGTTTCAGGCTGATACTGTCGGGGGAATGGCAGCATGCGGTTGGTCTGGAGATTGGCCGCAACGATCTGAGGTCGGGAGGCTTGCGTGGTTGAGAGGCGTGACCGGCCAGTTGTCCCGACAGAGCATGCGGATGAGCGAGAGCATCGTCGCCTGCTTGCAATGAGGGCGAGCGCCTCGATGCCGAAAGACGGCACTGAAGCTATGCAAGCTCCGCTCCGGCTTGCGCCGTATACGACCGCGGCTGGGCTCCCTACTG